CAGGAGGATTAACTGCGTGGTTTGGCAAAGGGCCAAAAGGAGACTGGGTAGATATTGGAGCTAAAAAAAAGAATGGTAAGTTCCAAAAGTGTGGGCGTAAGTCTGCATCAGGCTCAAAGAGAAAATACCCTAAATGCGTACCTCGATCTAAAGCACGCACCATGACCGCTTCACAAATTAAGTCAGCGGTATCAAGAAAACGATCAAAAGCACAAGGAGTTGGTGGTAAGCCAACCAATGTTGCAACTTTTGCAAAAAGGAAAACAAATGCTAAGAAAACTAAGTAAGAAACAAAAAGCACTTGCAAGTGTTGCTAAACCTCGTAACAAAATTACAGGTGCTGATTTTAAAAAACTTAAAAAGAAAAAAAGGAAATCTAAAGGATTACTGGCCTAATGGCTATTACGTATAGAGGGGAACGCTTCAGTGGGTACAATAAACCAAAACGTACCCCAGGTAAGTCTAAAAAGTCCGCTGTATTAGCTAAAGAAGGTAAAAAAGTAAGATTGGTCAGGTTTGGTGACCCAAAAATGTCCATAAAAAAGAACATACCTGCTAGACGGAAATCATTTAGAGCAAGGCATAGGTGTGATACAGCACCGCCAAGTAAATTAACCGCAAGATATTGGTCTTGCAAGAACTGGTAATACGGTAAAAGGAGTACAACATGAAACAACTAAACAAACTAGTAGAATGGTTACAAAGTTATCAAATGTGGTCAAAAAAAGACTACATAATAGCTGGTGTAGGCATTATTATTATCTTATCTGTATTGGTATCGTTATTTTAAATGCCAGCAGGAGGAAAAAGACCAGGAGCAGGGAGACCTAGAGGTGTCACCGCAGGAACAAAGCACGAAAGACTAGAAAAGATGTTGGGTAAAGGCACCAAAACACCTTTACAGTATATGTTGAACATATTGAACGACAAAAAAACATCTCCAGAAAAAAAGATGTGGGCTGCTGAGAAAGCTGCACCATTTGTACACCCAAGGTTATCTTCTGTAGATCAAAAACTACAAGGTGACAAAGACGAGCCTGTAGAAATAGAAGTTAAATGGAAAGAATAGTTTGAAGATTGAAATACCTTACAAACCACGACCTTTACAAAAAGAATTACACAATAAACTAAAACGCTTTAATGTTATTTGCTGTCATCGTAGGTTTGGCAAGACTGTTTTTGCAATTAATCACTTAATCAAAACAGCACTTGATAAACCCAATCAACGGTTAGCATACATTGCACCGACATACCGACAAGGTAAGAACGTGGCGTTTGACTACCTTAAAGAATACACACAACCTCTTATGAAACTAGGAGGCAGTCGGCACGAAACAGAACTTAAAGTTGATCTGTGGAACGGTTCACGATTACAAATATTTGGTGCTGACAATCCAGATGCACTGAGGGGATTAGGATTTGATGGCGTGGTGTTAGATGAGTTTGCACTCATGTCACCTCGTACATGGACAGAGGTAGTAAGACCTGCTGTATCAGACAAACTAGGCTATGTGATCTTTATAGGAACCCCTATGGGTCACAATCAGTTCTGGGATGTATACGACCTTGCAAGACGCAGAGGTGGTAATTGGAAAGCAGTATTATATAGAGCATCAGAAACAGGAGTGATTGATGCTGATGAATTGGAAGAGGCACGGTATACGATGCCTGAAGACCAATACGAACAAGAGTTTGAATGTAGTTTCCAAGCTGCTGTATCAGGTGCTTATTACGGTAAGCAGATACAGAAAGCTGAGAAAGAAAATCGAATAGCAGATGTCGAATACGATCAAAACATAGACGTAGAAACATGGTGGGATTTAGGGATCGGAGATTCAACTGCCATTTGGTTTGCTCAACGAGCTGGAAACGAAGTACATTTAATTGACTATTATGAAACGTCTGGTGAATCTTTAGCACATTACGCAAATGTGTTAGAAGAGAAAGCATACAATTATGGTAGACACATCGCACCGCATGATATTGTGGCTCGTGAACTAGGAACTGGTAAATCCAGATTAGAAGTTGCACAAGAATTAGGCATTAGTTTTGACGTATGTCCTAAACTAGAAATACAACATGGTATTGAGTCGGTGCGAAATACGTTAGATCAATGTTGGTTTGACAAAAATAAATGTAAAGTGGGTATTGAATGTTTGCGACAATACCGTAAAGATTATGATGATAAAATGCAGACATTTAAAAATAAACCATTACATGATTGGTCATCACACGGAGCTGACGCATTTCGATACGGATGTGCAATAGATCCAGGTACAGCTAGTCAATGGACAACAGAAATAAATATTGATACAAGGTATATAGTATAATGGCAAAAGGAAAACCTTTAACAGAAACAGAAGTTGCAGCGATACTGCAATCAGAAATACATTCTTCTTTAGGATATATCGGCTCTGATATTACAAATCAAAGACAAAAATCATTAGAGTATTACTTTGGTGAACCGTTTGGAAACGAACAAGAAGGCAGATCACAAGTTGTATCTACAGATGTTAGTGATGTTATTGAGTCTATCTTACCAACATTACTGAGAACATTTGCAGCTAGTGACGATGTAGTGCGTTGCGATCCAGTCTCAGCAGAAGATGAAGAGGTTGCAAAACAAGCTACTGATTATTTAAACTACGTATTTAACAAAGATAACGATGGTTTTGTTGCACTATACACGTTGTTTAAAGATGCACTGATACAAAAAAATGGTATTGCAAAAGTATACTGGGATACATCTGAAAAAAGAGAACAAGAAACTTACGAAAAGTTAAGTGACGATGAGTACACTATGTTGCTTGACGAAGAAGACATAGAAGTCAAAGAACACTCAGAGTACGCTGACCAAAAAGCTATTGATGCAAAACAAACCATGATGGAACAGACGAATGATCCCATGATGATGCAACAATTAGAAGATGCACCAACACCAATGTTGCATGATGTCGTTCTCATAAGAAAAGAAACATACGGTAAAGTAAAAATAGAAACGATACCACCAGAAGAATTCTTAATAGAACGCAGAGCTAAAAATTTACAAGAAGCAAACTTTCTTGCACACCGTACTACACAAACAAGAAGTGATTTAATTGAAGCTGGGTTTGATGCAGACACTGTAAACGCATTGCCAACAGACACTGCCGACAAATACAACGAAGAAAAAGTTTCTCGTTACCGTAATTTAGATTATGATTTTTCTAGTAACTCAGGTGAAGCATCAACAGATGAAATTACTGTGTATGAGTGCTATGCTAAAATAGATGCAGAAGGTGATGGCATTGCAAAACTAAGAAAGATAACACTAGCAGGTACAGGTGCTTATCAAGTATTAGATGATGAGTTATGCGATAGCATACCATTTGTTTCTATTACACCGATCATGGTTCCTCACAGGTTCTTCGGTAGATCAGTTTCAGAAATGACTGAGGATTTACAATTAATTAAATCTACAGTGATGAGACAGTTGTTAGATAATATGTATTTAACAAACAACAACAGAGTTGCAGTGATGGATGGTCAAGTTAATCTTGATGACTTGCTGACTAACAGACCAGGTGGCGTTGTAAGAACAAAAGGTTCGCCAGGTCAAGTTATGATGCCGATGCAAACACAAACTATTAACCAACAAGCATTTCCTTTACTTGAATATTTAGACACTGTTAGAGAACAACGTACAGGTATCACACGTTACTCACAAGGTATGGATGCTGACTCACTCAACAAAACAGCAACTGGTGTAAATGTTATTTTAACACAAGCACAAATGAGAGTGGAGTTAATTGCACGTATCTTTGCAGAAACTGGTGTGAAAGATATGTTTGGTAAAATATTTGAATTGGTTGTTAAACACCAAGACAAAGAACGTATTATAAAAATTAGAAATACATTTGTTCCTTTCAGACCTATGGAATGGAGAAACAGATGCAATGTGTCAATTAATGTAGGGTTAGGTACAGGATCAAGAGATCAACAACTATCTATACTAAACAACATACTGCAAACACAATTAAAAGCATTAGAGCTACAGGGTACACCTGCTGGTCCAATGGTGAATTTAAGAAATATTTACAACACGCTTTCTAAAATAGTAGAAAACGCTGGTTTAAAAAATACTGGTTTATTTTTTACCGATCCAGATGTGGGTATGCAACAAATGCCACCGCCACAACCTCCTCAACCTACAGAGTTTGAGAAAGTTTCACAACTGCAAGTACAGGGTGAGAACATGAGGAAACAAATGGATAGTGAAATAAGAATAAAAGAACTAGAAAAGAGTTACCAAGAAATGATATTGAAATTTGAAACTCGTATAAAAGAGTTAGAATTACAATATGGTACAAAAATTAATGAAGCTGAAATAAGAAGAGACGC